TAACTTCTCCGCTTTGCTTATCCACGGCAAGCTTACCTATTTTGTTATCTTCAAGCCTTTTTACTATCAAGGCATAATCAAGCCTATTGTTTGTAAAAAAATGCGTTGGGTTTTCTTTGATTTCCTTGATTAGTTTAAAAACATCAGACGGCTTATCAAAGATTTCGGGGTGTTTGGCGGCTAAGTATTCCAAATCGGCGGTTATCTCATCGGTCGTTATCTTTGATAGATCCCTGACGTTAGGCGCTAGGTCGGTCTTGATGACGTAGTCCGTCTTTGCCGCTCCGCCGTCTTTCATCGTCCAGCCATCGCCCTTTACGACTTCTTGCTTTGCTTCCGCTTGCTCTAGCTTACTTCCTTGTTCGGCTGTTTCTTTGACAAGATCCGCAAATGCTTTAGCCTGTTCTTTGCTTGCTCCGTTTTTCTCCATCGTTTTTGCGTAGCCCTCGAGAGTGCCGCCCGATTTTATCGCTTTAGCCGCTTCTCTTAGGTGGTATTCCAGCGCCGCGTCATTACCGATTATCGGCACGTATTTTAGAGCCGTTTGACGCACCGCATTTACAAACGCGGTTTTGCTCGCCCCGCTAAAAGTCGTGGCTATGCCTTTATTAAACCTAGTCGGCATAATAAATTTACTATCAAGCGCGGCGAAAATCTCAGCTAAATTCCCTCTAGCCTTTGCAAGCTTGTCTATCTCTTTTACGATCTCTTTTGCGCGTTCGCTTTTAAAGCTCGTCTTTTGTAAGGCTTCGTTTAGCTCTTTGCCGTTTAAAATTTCTCTTACGTTAAACGTCCCCGTTTTGCCTAGCGCGCCCTCAAAATCGTCTTTTATGGCCGCTAGTTCAAACTTCTGCGCCTGCTCCGGGCTAAGCTTTGAGATAAATTTATCGTAAAGCCCGCCTTGCGTGTCTCGTAGCCCCCTAAAAGCGTTCATAACGTCTTGCGCCGAGCTTTCAATATTTGTAATCGCCTTAAAAAGCGGACTTCTTTCAAAGCCTTTAAAATCTTTATATTGGGCTAAATTTTCCCTCAAATACGCTCGAGCCGCGTCGTCGCCTAGTAGATCGTCCATTGCCCGCTCTAGTATCTCTTTGCCTTTTATGAAATTAACTTTTGTGGCATACGAGTTCTTGTCGGAATTTAATATGTCGTTTAGCCCTTTATTGTAGTTCGCTCTTAGGTCATTCAGGTCTCTTACGCCTAGTTCCCGCCCTTTTAGGCTATCAAACCCTTCCATTACTCCGCGCGTTTTATCGCTTGATTTGTCGAAAATGTTTGAATTTGACGAGTACTCCTGCTTCATCTGCTCGATCGCATCGTCTGAGAGTTTGATTTTTTGCCCGTTTTTAAAAGCATCGAGATTGTCTATGGCTTGATCGAAATCATCTTTTGTCGCCTTATAGTATTGTTCCACCACGTCTTTTAAGTCCGTCGTCTCGCTTTGCCCTATAATCTCGCGCAGGCGATTAACGTCGCTTTGGGCTAGATCAGCCAAATTCCTAGCGCCACGCCCGCTCTTGTCGCCTCTTAGGGCGTTTAAAAGGCGTTCAGCCGATTTTCGGTCGCTAAGAGCCAAGCTTAAGATTTTCTCGCGCTCGGCATCAAGCCCTCTTGTGTTGTTAATAGCAGCGGCCGCATCGTCAAGGTGGAGTTTTTGTGCGGCTCTTGCGCTAAAATCTTTCGCTTTGTTGATTATCGGGTTTAGTAGTTGAAGGTCGGTTATGTTTCCGCCGTCTACTTTATAACCGCCTACTTCTGCAGCATTTTTTAGCATTGCTTCGGCCTCGTCGCCTGCTATTGCTTCCGCAGACTTCATCGCCCCTTTTACGTTCGCCGTCGGCACACCTTCTATTGCCTGCTTACCCAAATTTAAAAGAGGCATTTTATCTGCGACCTTGCCTGCTAGATTTAACGTAGGTTTGCCGTATTTTGCCGCCGCCCCTATTAGTGCGTCACCCGCAACCGAAAATAAAGCCTCCTCGCCCATCTTTTTTGCCGCATTAGCTAAATTTGCCTCTTGCCCCGCATAATTTGAGTTATTAAGGTGGTCTACGCCGCTACCGCCTGCTGCGCCTAAAGCTCCGCCCGCCATATTTTGCAAAAAGCCGCCGCCCTTTTTATAGCTCAATGCAGCCCCTGCCATAGAGCCGGCATTATCTCTCATTACTCGTCCGATCTGTTTTATCAGCCCGTCGTCGAGGTCAAAGAGCTCATCTCCTTTGCGTAGATACAGATTGCCGTTATACTCGCTTAGCCCGTAAGCTAGTTTACTTTGCCTGATAGAGTTTGAGACGTTTTTTAAAAACTCGCTCTTTTGCTTTTTGACGTCATCCCCGCCGAAAATTAGCGGGTTTGCGTTGTCGAATTTTGAAATAGCATTATTTACCGCGCTTTTTATTTCGTCCGTGCTCTTTGCGTTCGAAATATCGGCGCGATAATCCCTATCGGCTCCCGCCACGTCTGCGGCCGCATTAGTCGTTACGCCGCCAAAAAGCTTTAAAGGATTTAGCGAGAAAGGCAAAATCTCTGTTTGCAGACCTTTTTCCATCGGCATAGGCTGTATATTTTTGCTCGCCTGCTCGGTGGCTATTTGTTTTCTTTGTTCATCGGTTAAATTTACAAATTGCATTTATATTCCTTAGTAATCGTTTCTACCTTGTTTCACTATCATTCCGCCGTTCGCACCTCGTGGACGCGTAAAATAGAGCGTGTCTATCATCTCGTTTAGCGCCGGCAAACTCTCCTTAAACTGCTCCATATTTACGCCGCCGTTTTGCATTTCAGTCACCATATTTTGATAAAACGTTCTAATCTGGTTTGCGGTAGCGTCCATTGCGCTTTCAAAGTCTGTGTTGCTTATCTCGTCGCCCGTCGGAAAAGCTTTTAAAAGCTGTTCGTATTGCATATTGCTCATCTTGCCGCTGCCGAATGCGTTTTTAAATAGCAGCGTTGCGTTGCTAAGCTCCTTTTTAAAATCGCTTGTCTTTTTGTCCTGAATATCAAAGACTTTCGCCACTCCGTGCAAAGCATTATCTAGCCATCCTACCTCCCCGCCGGTATATGCTCCTTTTGCTCTTTGCAGAGCTTGCAAGGTGCTTGTCATATCGGCGATGTCTTTTACGTATTTTTGTTGTAGTTTGTTTCTGTCTAAAAGCCCGCTTATTTTGCCGTCCGCCTTTCCGGCATCCTTTAGCGCATTGTATACATTGCCGCTCGGCGTATTTATCTCGACCATAGCTTTTTTATATCTGTATTGTTGTTCTGGGCTAGCGGCTTTTAGATTTTCGGGGAGTTCAAGCCCTAACGCCTGAAAGCCCAAGTCGGTTTTTAGACTATCGGAATACAAATCGGCCTGATGTTTGTTCTTATCAAAATCAAGCCTCTGCGCCTGCGTATTTGCGTTCATTCTCGACGTATCCGCGTTGTATAGGCTTGTATTTGCGTTCATCATTCCGATTTTGTCTTGATTATTCCAGTGCGCAGCTTGGTTATTCCAATTATTTATTTTTGCTCCTAGCTCGCTTTGCTTGAATTTTTGCGTAAATGCATTGTTGCTCGCCGTCTCTCTTTCGGTTTCGGCGTGGTGCCTTGCTGTTTCGGCGTCTCTTGCCCCGGTTAACGCCTCGCTAGCCAAATTTGATCGCATAGTTTCGTTGATTTTCATCTGATTTTGGTTTTTCGTTACGTTTTCTTTGTATATGTCCCAAAGGGAGCGTCCGACCGCTCCGACTGCATCTATCATATTTGTGTTGTAGTTGAAATCTACTCTATTTGGGTTAAAGTACGCCACCTTTTTGCTCCTTAAATTTTAATCAATAGCCCTCATCCTCGTCTTTGCGCTTACCGAAAGCGGACGAGTTCCACGCGTTGAGTAGGTTTTGGTTCGCCTGATTTTCTCTTGAAATTTGTCGCTCGGATAGCATTTTATTAAAATCAAACGCCGCCTTTTGCTGCTTCATCAGGTTTTTTGCCGCCTGTTGTTGCGCAATGCCTGAGTATATATTGCCCGCCATTCCTAGCGCGTTCATCCAGTTAGGTGTTCCTGCCGCGTCGCTATTTCCTAGCCAGCCTAAAGCCTTGCCGCCCGCGTTTTTTAAAAGCCCCATGAAATCAAAACCGCCGCTCGCTGCCGAATTCGCAGTTGCCGCGCCTCTACTAAATAGCCCGCCCAAATCCATTTTCTCCTCCTTATAGCATTCCCGCCGATTTTAAAATCTCCGCACCTAGTTCGATGTCGCTTACGCTCTCGCCCTTTTTTACGCGCTCAAACGCGCTTACTCCGCCCGCGCCCCTGTTGCTGCCGATGATAGGATCAGGCTCGCCGCTTACTTTAGCAAGATTTATCATTGCCTTAGCGACTGCTTTCCAGCCGTCGTAGTTTTCGCCAAGCAATGGCATAAAGCCGTTTTCGTCCGCAAATTTGCCTAGCTCCTCTAGCTTTATCGTCGGGAAGTCTTTTTTAAACTCGGCCGAATTTTTGTTAAAAATTTCTTGCTGCCTAGCTTGCTCTGCGGCTGCTGCTTGCGCGGCTTGAAACTGCGCTAGTTGCTCTTTGATCTGCCCTATGTCGCCTAGCCCCATACTTTCAAGCATTGCCTGTTGTTCGGGCGTCATTACGGCGGGCGCGCTCTGTTTGGGCGTAGCTTCCTCGCTTTTTGGCGTCTCCTTTGGCGCTTCAGCTGCGGGCGCCTCGTTTGTTTCTTTTGCTTCCTGCGGCTCGCTTGCTTGCGTAGGCTCATCGCTTGCGGTATCTTGCCCCTCGTCAAATGCGCCCATTAGCGCCTCTATTGCATCGTTCTCAGTCATTTTCGTTCTCCTTGTAGTTGTCAAATACGTCAAAAAGGCTATCGAGAAGTTTTAAATTTCCCATAGCCCCCAGCCTAGCTCTCTTTTTCAGCGTCTCGTTTTCTGCGACGTTTAAGTTTTGCGTATAAAGCGCGCAGATATGCTCTATAAATTTCCTAAAAGCCTCCTTGTTCATAAGCTCCGCCAGCTCCCGCCGCGTCCCATACTCCGCCAATTTGTCCCGGTATAGGCGCATTCTCATTTGTGGCAACATTTAAACTATCCTCCTCCCCTATAAAATTACGCGCGTCTTTGATGCCGTAAAGCGGCAAAAGTTCAAGCAAAAGCTTTTTATTCGCCTCTTTCATCTTCTCCGCGCCTATTCGATCGCCTACTTGCAAGCACATTCCAAACTGTGCGCCGATTATTTGCCCGGCGTCCATTAGCGACCTTTTTTGCACCTCTTTGTTTAGCGCGCCTATGCCCGTATTTAAATTTACGTTAAAACTCGGTACCTCGCCGCGATTAAAGCCTGCGAAAAATATCGGGTCGCCGTATTTCCACACGAGAAACGCTAGTCTCTCGAAAATAGGTTCAAAAAAGGTCTCGTTGTAGGTTCTGATGTAGCCTTGCAATCTTACGCTGCCCTCATTTGCCATTATGCTTGCCATAGTGGCGGTCTCTTTTCTCGTAGTGGGCGCGCCGTTTTGTTGAGGGGATACGCCGCTAACCTCGCTCATCTCGTTTTCTATCGTTTGCAAAGCGGTCATTGC